TCTCACATGTTCAGCAGCTATGTTTGCGGCTTTGAAAGATGCATCCCCAAATTCTTTATTGGATGCACCTAATTCCTTTAGGTGTGCCTGAATGTTTTTCAATCCAGGAATCCTAATTGAATCGCTGGATTTTCCTGACATTTTTTTTAGGCTACAGCGACAGTCAGACCATAGAACAGTTTGGCACCAACATCTAGTCCAGTGTTTTTTACACGCAAGGTGATGCTGAATGCAACTTCTTCATTAGCCATTACTGACAGTGGCGGTAGTTCATTGATGATTACAGTGCCTGAATATTTCGGGTTATCTGCACCAATGGTTCCACCACCAGGAATGATTTCAAATGCAACTTCATTGGTGAAGTTAGTCCAAAGATATTGATAAAGTGATGTGGACTTCTGTCCAACATATCCATCAATCTTCAAAGCCCATTCACCATCAGTTCTGACAGATCCAAAGGTCATGACACCACCAGGTGTGTCACCTAGCGTTAGTTCTACTGAACTGACTTCAGGTGCATATGAAGTGGTTCCAACTTTGAAAACGATATCTCTAGCGATAATGCGGGGAACAGCAATTGCCATTTTTTACTTCCTTAGAGTGTTATGCGAATTTCCACAGCAATGTTTGCTGTCAAAAATTCTGAATTGTTTGTTTGTAGTGCATAGGGTTGCCCAACATTTTGAATCCTGACATATGCCGGATTTCCTTTCAGAATTGTTTCTAGTGCTTTGTCTAACATTTCTGAAGCTTTTTTGTTTACTGCTGGGGCTGCAATGACCATCACTTCTAATTGCATTAGAAAATCTGTATCTAAAGTGACTGGGGTCAAATAGTTGCTGTTTGGAGAAATCACAATTGTTGGGGGAACAATTCTTTCAGGAATGAATGAAGATACCTTCAAACCTAACGCTGATAATGCCAAAGCATATTCAACTTTAGATGCTGTGATTTCATTGACTGGCATTAGATAGGAATCCCAACATAGGGTTCCAGAATCGGGGTGACTGCCACCATTGGATTTCTAGCGGCCCTAATTGGGTTGCCATCCATTGATGCAAATTGGGTCACACCCTGTGGCGAATTCCGGCGGTAGAAAAATTCAGAGCTGCAAATTAGAACTGCCTGTGTATGAATCTGGGTTGGAACAGTTGCTGTTCCTTGATAACGATCAACTAATGCATGACCAGCGGTCAAACATGAATTGATGAAATCGCCAGTTTCATCAGTGCCTAAATATGCCTGAAAATCTGCTAACGAAATTGTGAGTGCCACAGGGTGTTTCCCTAATCTACTAGGCGGTGAAGTCTAGTTTGACAATTGCAGTTTCAAATGGAACAGTAATTGCTCCGTAGCCATATACTGCATAAGAATTCTGCAAGGTGCTCTGACCAGAAATGTCATCCACCAAACGAACAGGTGCACCTGCAGATTCGTAAACCTTTAGTGCCTGACTGTTTGCAAGATAGGCAACAGTGTCACCTAGCGTGGTGTCTACTACAATTGGCAGACCCCAGATGGTTCCAGTTAGTGGTGCTGGGCTGTTACCAATGGTGTTTTGTCCATCAGCGTTTACATTGATAACTGGGCGGCCTGCAGTGTCTGCAAGGGTAACCAAATACTTGTAAGCTGCTGGTCCGGCAAGGATAAATTCTGGGTTTAGACCTGAATTAGTCTTGATGTATTTTGCACCATCAATGATTCCTTCAAGGATGGATTTAGCGGTTCCACCATCCATGTCCATGACCTTACCAGTGAAGCTTAGGGCTGCAATTGCAGACACTACAGCGGCATTAGTGGTGTTTGCATAAGCAATTGACATTGCCTGAAATGCTGTGTCCAAAAATGGCACTGATGATCTTTCAACCAGTTGGCGTGACAAAATGGTTTGTCCAGCGTAGGTTTTGACTGGTGCTGAAGTGCTGTCAATTTCAATGTTGCCCTGAGCAATTGCAGTTCCTTCAGTGGACTGAAGTGCAACAGCGGTGTCATTTACAGTTACCTTAGCGTAATCAACAGTTAGACCTGATGCTGGCAGAACACCCTTTGACCATACATTCCATGATGGGCGGTTCTGGTCAATTAGGTTGTTGATGAAACCAACAAATCCAGGTGCAAGGTAGGTGTCTGCAGTGGTTGCTGGAGCGTAAACACGCAATAGTTCCTGTGCTTCTGGGTCACCTTTGGCTAGTGCCTGAGCATACTCACCCTGTGAACGGAACTTCATGAACGCTGGTGCAATTGGTGCTGGGGTTGCAATGTTAGCTTCTGCAATGCGACGGATTTCAACAATCTCATCCTGCATCTGGCGAACATCAATTTCGTTGTTTTCCAAAATGGATTCTCCAATTTCTTGTTCTGATTCAGTCAGAGATTCTTCTCTAACTTCTGTAATACTTGCTCCCTGAAATGCGGGGAACGAAACAACTGAACATTCCTTAAGAATGACCTTTGTCCTAGTCACCAGAGATCCTTCTCTGGTTTGTTCTACTGGCACAAAGCCAACAGAAAATTTATTCAATGCACCATCACGCATAAGCGTTAGCACATCATTACCCAAACTGGTTTCACTGACTTTGGCAGTGATTTCAAATCCGGCATCAGTGTCACGCCCAGATAGGACTACACCAATTGGGGTTTCATGACCATAAAACAGTTTTACATCTTCAACTGAATCAATGGCACCAGGAACAAATCTTTCCTGATACTGTCCACCAATGTTAGCTTCTTCATTGTAAGGAACAGCCAGACCAGTGATGGTTCTTTCTTCAGCGTTATCTAAACGCATTTCCATATTGCGGGTTTCTAATTCCATTTAGATTAGACCTTCTTTCTGAGCGGCATATTCAGGCACAATCATGCCCGAATCAATTGCATCTTTCCACATAGCGATTCTGGCGGGTTTGCTTAGAATCAAATCTTCCCAAAGCGGTTCCACTCGCTGACCCCTAGCCAAACAGTTAGACAAAGCATCCTGAATTGGGCGGGTGTAAGTCTGCAAGGTTTCCCTGTAAAAGGCTGATTCTTCATCAGTCAAATTGCTGTAAGTGTCGCTGGTTCCATCCACTCCTGTTAGAAGTTTTCGGGCTGGGATACCAAACAAGCGGGCGATTGACTGAATGCTTTGACCACTGACCTGTGTGAACATAGCTTCAGCCGGATTCAACTGAATTGCCTGATAGTCCATGTTAGATAGAACAGCCAGTTGCCTAGTTGCCTGTTTTTCATGCCATGAAGTGGTAATCAGATCAGCATCTTCTTTGGAAATATCTCTGTTAGTTTTTAGCACTCCAGTTGGAATGCCACTGGCACTAAACCAGTTGGACTGATAGTCACGCAAATCTAGGGCCGCCACAATGTCCTGTGCACAGGTTTGGATTGGGCTAGGGGCTTTTAGGGCACCTGCTCTGGGGAAAAGTTGCAAATGTTCCATTTGGTTTGCAGTGAATGATTGCCCCTGATAGTTGTATATCTTTGGGCTAAAAATGTTGTTGGCATCACTGTAGGTGACATTGATTCCAGAACTGGGCAGAATGGTCACATCATTGACTTGACCATTGGAACCATAATTTTTGACCCAGAATGCATTACCAGTCAAAGCCAATTCAGCCACTGTGGAATATAAGAATGACTGGCGGGTTTGCCCTAGTGATGGGTTATTGATAAAAACTGGGTTATCAATCGCCACTTCAATGCCAGTGGCATAGCGTTTGGTCTGCCATCCCAGATTGGAAACTGATGTGCCTAGAATCTGAACGCTACGCCAAACCGCTGTCAAGGATAGGGCTGATTCAGGGTTGGCTACTGTAGATGAGCGGGGCGGGATGATCTGACTAACAGAGCGTTTTTCCGTCTGTGTAAAAATGCGATTCCAGAAACTAGGCACACATTTAGTTTAGTTTCAACTTGACATAATACTAGAAAACACCAACAACAGAATCTGAGCGTGTCGCACAAACCCCAATTGCCAAAACTGTGGATAACACTGCATCAATTTCCCCAACAGAATCACGCCTAGACAGATACCAGTTTTCTCCAACATAGCGGGAAACACCCTTTGGCATTTGGGCTATAAGCAATTGATCCGTTTGGTTCCATTCAATTTTGTTTTGCTGAAACAGACTGAAAGTGGTTGCACATGCAGATGAAACTTCCTTACTCCAGAGCTGCCAAATTGGGAAACCATTCTGTTTGAATCTTTTCTGCAAACCAGGCATCCGGCTACCATCAATCACTAGAGCAGTTGCAGAATGTTTGCGATACAGTTCCACCATGAGTGCATAGATAGATGCTTCAGATGGGTTCACCATTGATGCCACCAGTTCTGTCTGTATTTTGCCACCAACTTTTTTTGCAGCTGATATGGTTCCATAATCTAATTTAGAAGTAACATCAACAGCCAAAACACATCCAGTAATGTCACCGATTCCCTGACCAGCATTTTTGTGAAAAATGTCCATTGGCATCCAGGATTCTGATGAACCATTGATGAACTGGTTTAGGCGATACCTTCGGGCTTCATGTTCTGGGATTGTTGCCAAATCGCCTAACACTCTATCTAAAGGAATGCGGCCCGATTCAACAGCCGGATTTGATGCCAGAATTGATTCAGCATCAATGGCACATCCTTCTGGGGCTTCCCAACAGAAGAAACCAAACCGCTCTAAAGCGGGGTCACCATTGGCTGATCTCTCTCCCTGTTTATAGAGTTCAATAAGTGTTTCTGATGTGGCATCACCTGCAGTGGTGATTCCAATAATCATTCCACCATCAAAGCTTCCATTCTTGTTTGGGTGTATTTGTTTAGATGCCGCTGTTCCCTGCACCACTGCAGTCCACATTCCTTTGGATGCCAAATGTGCTTCATCAAAAATACAGAAATCAATCTTCAGACCTTGAAGGCTGGATTCTTTCGCTGGTCTAATGTCATAGCGGGATAACCCATCAGATGAAACAATTCCACGCCTTTCAGTAGTTTTTTTGAACATGGCTTTTAGTTCTGGGTTAGCCATGATTGTGTGAAGCACTCTGTCATAAACAATTCTGGCTTGTTCAGCATTTGATGCTAATGACAGAACTTGACCTGTTCGCATAAGCAAACCATAAAGCCCGCCTAAAATGGCGGCTACTAAACTTTTCCCGCTCTGGCGGGGGATTGATACTAGGACACTTCGGAAACGCAATTGTCCGGCTAGAGCTTCATCATGGTAATCATCTGGATACCTTTCCAGGATGTGGCGAATCAGCCATTCCTGCCATTCATCCAGTTTTAGCCCAGATGGGTTATCTGGATCTTTGTATGCAAGGGCAACAACTTGCAACAGCCTTTCAGCATCAGAAACAAAGTTTTCAGATAAGGGTTTGGTGTATCTGGCTGGGAACAGCATTAGCCACGCTTTAGCAATTCCTGCAATGGTGAAACTTCAATTGGTTTGCCAATCATGGCTTTTAGTTCATTGATGGTTTTTCTCAGTTCACCTGCAGTGCTGGTTTCGCCTTTGTCATCATATCGGGCCGCCAAAGCCAAAGCCAAAGATGCATGCACCTGAGATTCTTCATCAAGCTTCAGGGTTGCAATGTATGCCTGTGTAATCGGTAACATCATGGGGTTTCCTTTCAATAGAACAACTGTTCTAATTACAATTTTGGTCAATGTGTATGTCATCACAAACTATAGTCCATGATCTGTTCAAACTTTTGAGATATTCGGTAAAAATGCCAGTCCATGCGGGCGGTGTTCTAGCACTGTCAGAAAAAACTGACAGCGGCTTTGTAAGTAACGAACAAGTGTTCTATTACTTTACATAATGTGTGGTGTGCCTATCGCCCCCTGAAGTATCGGAACCAGTTCACAAAGGTGATCCATTCCTGTCTAAAATATGTGATCCATGACCATGATGCTCTGTGCTTAGCCTTTCTGAATAGCTTCATGCAAACCATCTGGGATTTCTCCATTCAATCCTGACTAATGTCCTATCCTTTTTCTTGCTGTTGCAGCTCCTGCACATGGACTGAAGATTATCAATGGTGTTATCCGGCATGCCCCCAGTTTTTGATGGGGGGTTGATGTGGTCAATCGTCCAGTCACCGCCTTCTAATTCCTTAGCACATGTGACACATCTAGGGTCAAGGATTGTTTTAGCATATGTTCTGGCATCCTTCCATTCTTTACTGTCATGCCAATTACTCATTTGGTTTCTTTCTGAATCAGGTCAATAAGGTGATCAGCCAGTTCTGCAGAACAATCACTGGTGACATTTCCGTTTTTGCATGCATCACATTCTGAGAATGGTTTTAGCAATTTGATGATTCTTTGTCTTTCAATAATCACACCTGTGTGATAGGCAATGGATGTAAGGCTGTTTGGTTCACCTTTTACAGCATCCAGGATGAACTGGTTATTCTGCATTGTTGCGGCCCTTCAGTTGGCGTGTAGTGATATCAATTGCACCATCTTCTGCATAGAGCACTTTCCAGTGATCGCCAATAATGCTATCCCTGATGACCCCTAGTGATGTTAGAAGGTTGATTATTCTTAGATATTCGCTTGAGATTCCTGCAGCTTTTCCTTTGTCATATCCCTGAATGAATATGTCACGCTCAGATTTGGTCATTGTTATCTTCCTTGAATTGTTAGTGCTGTTAGATGGATTAGAAATGCTATGAAGTATGTTGCTATGAAGAATGTGATGATGAAGATGATTTTGTTCATGGTTCTACCAGTTCATGAAGAATCTTGTTTAGGATCTGCACTGGAGCGGTGCCGGATTGCAGCTCTGTTTGCATGAGATCCATGAGCTTCTTTTTGAACAGTAGGTTTGCTTTTAGTTGTTCAATTTTGCCTAATTGAATCAGGCTGGCTATTACTTCGTTTTGTTCTTTTTTAGACATAGATGACCCCTTTGTTTTCAAGGGAATAGGTTTGGCAGTGTCTGATTGGGATTTCAATGAATGTTTCCTTTACTGTGTGAATGGTGTTTTTCTTGATGGTTTTCATGTGTTTCCAGGTTGATGGTGGAACCAGTATGAAATGGGTTCTGTCATGGTTGATGGTGACATGAATTGCTTTGTCGTTTATCCATTTCAGTTTGCGGCCTGCAATGTGTAGGGTGTCATATTTGAATTCTCCAGTCATCCAGTTATGTTTCACTTCTACTTCTATGGTGTATGTGATTCCGGCTTTGTTTGTGGCTATGAGATCAACACCTGTTTTTTCTGGATTGACATGAACTTTCCAGCCCCATGATTTGAACCATTTTATGATTTCATATTTGGCGGGGTCATCTTGTTCATATTGTTCCAGATTGAACTGTTTGGTTTTCATGGTTCCATTATGGGGAATTCTATGGAATATTTGAGATCATTCAGTTCTATCCACATTGCGGCAAATGCTAGTTTGGATGTTTTTTCTGTAGCTTCATCTTGTGATGTGGTGCATTGTGCCATGCGGTTGATAATCATGGTTAGGATTCTTTGTCTTTCTGCCATGATTCCGGCAGCTCTGGCATTGGCGTTTGTGGTTATTGGGATGGTCATTTTTTCCTAAATACATTGTTTGGGGTTCCTAGAAGGATGATCATTGGGAATGTCAAGGCAAATCCAATTTGTGGATAAAGGATGAACCAGGTTATGAACCAGATGGATGCAAGGATTTTGATTAGTTTCATTTGTTGTTCACTTTTCCATACTTGAACCAGTAGCCTTCATGCCATTCCATTTCATCCATCCAATAACTGAAGTCATGGGAGTAGTCAGCGAAATCTAACCATGCAAGGTCATATTCTCTGATGTTGAAGCTCCAGATTTTTTCTGATGGGCTTATGAAAATGTGCAGACCTTTTTTAGATCCCCATGGGATGTAGGCGTTGAAGTTATCTGGGGCCGCATCTGACTGGATGGTTAGTGGTAGCGGGTTTTTTCCGTTTAGCCACATTTTGTTAGTTAGTTTGAATTGATACATTTTTTGTCATTCCTTTTTCTTGTTGGGTTTGGTTAGCGAACATATCCGGTGTTTAGGGGGATTTCTTCAATGTAAACATCTTCTTTGACATCTGCCCATGTATACCAGCCACCAGTTTTTTTGATGTGGTTTGTGAATGTGCTTTTTAGAATTTCAACTGCACCATTGCGTGTGTCGCTGTAGGCGGTGAATTCAAAGTTTTCTGTGTCAAAACTTGCTTTGTAAATGTTCATGGTGTCATTCCTTTGATCTGTCATTTTTATGTTCGTTTGAACATGATTCAATCTAACATGTTTTGAAACGCTTTGTAACGCTTTTTTTTGTTTCCGTTATCAAATTGTAATTAGATGATTTCAATGGTGATTTCTACACCAGGTGTGTCTGAATATTGTTTGCTGGCTATTACTGAACAAACCAAACCATCATCTTCTAGCAGTTTGTGGTAGCGGTCTAGGCTGAATGAATCTAGTGCAGCTCTGATTTGTTTGTCTAAATCGGGTTTGACTGATGGTAGCGGTCTGGTGACTGTTTTGGGGCGTTTGATGTGGAACTTTAGGGTGACCATTACAGGAACAGTTATGACTGGTTTGTTTAGTGTCCTAGCCACTCCTGCAATGGTTTCACGCCATTGATTCAGTTTTGGGTTTGCGGTGATGATTCTTCCGTTTCCTACATGCCGGAATGATCCTTGCGGGATGGGGTCACCATCTACCCAAAATGTGTATTTCATTAGAAGGGGTTGTCATCTACCTTTAGGTGACCATATGGGCCGCCGTATTTGCGGGCATCATCAACATCTAATCCTTCTGGTGCTGGAGCTGCAATTTTCTCCCTGATGATAACTGCATTGTTGATCACTAAATCACGCTGGGTGAGTAGGTGACCATTTTTGTCTGAAAAGGTTTTTGGTGCACCAGTTTCTTCACGCTGGATTGATTCGCCAAATTCGCCTTCAATCTCCACCCAGGTTCCTTCAGTCCAGTTGATTGGAACTGGTTGCCAAACAGTCCATCTTCTTTTTCCTTCAGTTCCATTGTTTAGGTCAAACTTTTCCCAAAGGATAAAGAATGAACCTGTTTTGGATGGGGTTGTTACTGTTCCATTGACATTGATTTTTGCCATTTGTTTTGTTTCCTTTCATTGATGTAACACTAGGAATCTAATACAGGTTTTCTATATAGATTGTTTATTTCTTCTATTACTTATTTATTACTTACTTAGTAGGTCATGAGTGTCCTACATTGTTACCATAAATGTCCTACTTACAGACCATAAATGTCCTGACCATTGACCATAAATGTCCTAGTCTGTTGCAGTTCATTTCGCAACTTAGGCATGTGGAACTTGCTCCCATCACACCATTCTGGGCAGTCCAGTTTGATGATGTAAAGGTTTGTTTTTGATGCTGATCCACGCATCCATGCACCATTGCTGATGCTCTGAAGCTGTCCAGATTCAATCAGGTTTGTTAGTGCCCTTCTGACCTGTCTGACAGTGGTGTTTGCATAATGTGCCAATGTTTCCTGTGATGGATAACATCCGGCATCAGCCTTTTCACCCATGTGCCATGCGATACCCATCAGCACCATTTTTGTGGTTCCTAAACTTTCAGAATGTTTCAGCACCCTGCCCATCATTTCAAATGACATTAGATTTCTATCCCTTCCATAAGTATTTCCAAAGCCAGTTTTGCCTGTTGGGGGCAAACACCATTGCCAGCGGCCTTCAATTCTTCATTCCTAGTCAAACCAATTCCAGTGATCCATCCAGGTTGCAACCCCATCATCCATTCAGTGAATTCTGATGAAAGTCTGTGTGCACCATCACGCCCATCTGGTTTAGTTGGGGCTGGGGCTGGTCTGCCCAAAACTTGTTCCCATTGCCTGATGGCTGATTCAAACCTTCCCCAATTCTGTTCCATGTCTTTAGCCTGATTAGATAACCAAACCTGACCATTCTTCCCTTTGACTTCAGAAGTTTGTTGGGCTGGGGCTTTGTAACCTTCCTGTGCCATTGGGGTCATGAGCAAATCAATTCTGGTTGCTAATCCGTTTGCACTGGATGATTTCCCGCCGGAATTGTTTGCACCTTTCCAATCGTTTGCAGTAGTTGTTGGCAGTAAAGCTGCAGAATATTTTTCATAATCTTTCTCTATCACATCAGCCACTTTCAAACCATTTTGAACAGATAAGTCTGAAATTTGGTCACGCAACATTATGAACCTATGTTTGGCTTTTTTCATCACAGCACTATTAGCCCCGCCACCCCCTTCAATTGCTGATGGGGTTCTAAACAAGTCATCCCTGTTCCAAATTTGTGCCAATGTTACAGAGTGCAATGAACCATCTTTTTGTTGGGATGATGCAAGGTTTGCTGTGTATTGATCACTTACTGTTGGGGTAGGCAATGATGAAAATTCTGAATCGGTTATGGGGTGCCCCTGCATCAGCGGCCCGAACACCATGCCATTTTGCATCATACCCAATGCCGGATAAGTCACCGAGAACGGCACCGAGTGCCCGCAAAACAGGTTCACTTGATCCGTTTCCCAAACACCATTCACAGGGTTCCAGGTTGCCATTGGATGCTGAAGCTGAGAGAATTCCTCTAACATTTTCTATCACTACTAACTTTGGTCTAATTGTTTCAATTGCTCTAAAAAATTCGCTCCATAAACCAGAGCGGGTTCCATCTTTCAATCCAGCCCTTTTTCCTGCCAAAGATAAATCCTGACATGGAAACCCGCCTGTGAGAATGTCCACAGGTTCAACAGTGCTGAAATCAACTTTGGTAACATCACCATAATTGGGAATGTTTGGGTAATGGGCTGCAAGAATTTTGGATGGAGCTTCATCAAATTCGCAATGCCAAACAACTTCAGCATCAAACTTTTCTGAAACAGCCATGTCCAAACCGCCATAACCGCTAAAAAGTGAACCAATCTTCATCAGTTAGACTTTCTATGACATCCTGAACTGGTCATTGGGATGCAGTGGTTTCTTCCACTGGTGCCCCTGAAGATTGTGTTTCCTTTCTTTCGGGGGCATTCATCTTTTCTGCCAAATCTTTTCCAAACCAGAGAATATCACTAGTGATGTTTTCTGGGGCGTAGCAATCTCTAGCTTCTTTGTATAGTTGCCTTAGCCCATCCAGGTCCTTAGCATCAAACATTAGGTTAGCTTCAGTTAGCCATTCACGCTGTCTAGCGGCTTTTAGCATTTCTGTTTGGGATGCCCGCTTTTTGGATGGTGACATTTCTCCACCTAGAAGGCTGATGGATCTTCCTGTTGCTGATGTGGCACAGTTTTCTAGGGCTGAAAATTTATTGACACCCTTTTCAGTGATGGTTTCTTGTGCATAGTCCACAGCATCCGGCATGACCCCTGTGCCATCTTTCCAGATTGAACATTTGATGATGCATTCTTTTTCATTGGTCAGAACAAGTTCATTGATGATTCTTCCGTTTGGAAAATTTTTCCAGAAGATTTCTATGCGATCTTGCACACTTTGATAATCGCTTAGGTCAAATTGGTTGTTGAATGTCATTTTGTTTCCTTACTGTCATGGTCATTCTTTATAGTCTGGTGCTTTTTGAATAAAGCAAACCCCTACAGGTGAATGACAGTAGACCTGTAGGGGTTGCCCATCTTTCTAACAGAATGACAGTGAAGATGAATGGGGGAAATTCAGTGTCATTCTAAAAAGAATGTAGCACATTACTTCTGTTTTTTGTCAGTTTCTGCCTTGACTTTTTGAATTCCTGTGTTGATTGCATCATCAAAGGCTTCATCTGAAACTTTTCCTTTACTGGCATATTCAAAAAGGATTGCTACTGCAATGACCAGAATGGCACCATTGGCACCGATTAGGGCCGCATCTAGCGGGGGCATTCCCCCAATGGATCCTGCAGCTATGAAAACAATTCCTGAACCTGCACCAAATGCAAGAATCCTAAGAAATCTTTTTATGTGTTTTTTTATCATTTGAACATCCTGTTCCATGTTTCGTTATCTATGATGCCTGTGGCTTTGATGCCTTTTTTGGTTTGAAATGCTTTGACTGTAGCTTCAGTGATTTTGCCAAAGATTCCATCAGCGGTGATTCCCAATCTGGTTTGTGCCTTTTTCACTTCAGCCCCTTTGGAACCGATTGCATAAAAGAAACGAACATCACCAGGTTGAACTGGTTCTGGTGTCACACTTACTGGCTGGGCTGGTGCTGTGGTAGGTTCTGGGGCTGGGGTTGCAAGTAGTTTTGCCATGAACTTCAGTGGATCCTTGAAACCTTTTCCACCTGTGTTGATGTTTGGTTGAACAGTTCTGTGACCATCCCAAATTTCCCAATGCAAATGTTTTCCAGTGGCAAATCCTGTGGCACCCATTTTTCCAACAATAGTTCCGGCATCAATGCTTTGACCAATTTTGACTTTGATTGAACCCTTGACCATGTGGAAGTAAGTCCATGTAACTTTGTGCCCTTGAATTGTGGATTGAACAACAACTTTATTTCCTGCACCATTGGGGTCAGTGCTGGTTGATACTCCAACAACTTTTCCCCCAAAACATGCCCGAAGCTCTGTAGGTTCCTTAGCCTGCCAAATGTCTACACCATTGTGATGTTTTTTGGCTTTGGTTATTGGGTGAACCCGCCACCCGAAGGCACTGGTTACTTTCCATGATTTGTTTCTGGTTCCTGCTACTGGGTAGAAGATTTCAGACATTTTGGTTTCCTAACATTTTTAGAATGATAAACAAAACTATTGAACTTATTGCTGATGAAAGTAAACCAGTTAGCCACGCTGATGACCATCTAGCCTTTTCTAGTTCACGCAATCGCATTTCATGATCTGCCACAGTGCTAATGGCGGCCTTGATTTCTGCAACATCTTGAACAATTTGCAATAAAAGGGCAGTCTGACTGCTAGGCGGTTTCTGATCCATCAGTTACTTCTGCAATTTCTTCAATTACTAAATCAGTGATTTCCTGTGAACAAACACCACAGACAGTGAAAAGTATGTCTGATTCAAATTGGTGTTTGATTCCTTTTTGTGAACATGTTTGTGTTTCACATGTTGCTGTAATTTTTTTCATGATTAGCTTCCTGCTGAATTGGATGGGGTTGCCTGAATTGCCAACCAGCGAATTACTCTATCTGTGGCTGAAGTTGCATAGACATTGACCCTGAGTGTCATGGTTGTTAGTCCTGTAGCGTTTGCAGTCACTACAACTGCCTGTGAAATTGTGGTTTCACATGTTGCAAGAATGAATGGGTTTTGTGTGAACCCTGTCAAACCTGTGACATTTGCTGACCCTGATGACCATGGGGTTGCAGATGTGATATTCACAGTGGTTGTTCCAGACTGGTAATTGTAAGGAATTCCTGCCATGACATTGGTATTAAGTTGGGCCGCTGTAAGTGTGCTACCTGCTGTGAAACTAAATCTGCCTGACATTTTTAGAATCCTTTCCAAAGGTTATAAGTGGTTTGAATGAAGTCATTTGACACTTCAATGTTACGCCCAACAACTATTGCCTGATGGTTAGTGAATCCATATGTTGGCATGTTTATTTGGGCTAGGTCACCAATTCGCAACAGTCTTTCTGGATACAACCAGGCTGATCTGGGTGTCATGCCGGAATCATAGATTGTATCTTCTCTGAATGTTATGTTTTGGAAATTTTGTGCTGTCAAAGTTGTGATGTTTATTGGTGCAAATGTTTTATTGTAAAACACTGCCAGTTGCCCAAAGGAAGTCATTTCCCCAATATCTTTCAAATCAACTATTGCACTGAAGTTGTTTGCAGCTCCAGATGCTGTTCCTGAATTTACACCATATTGATAAACAATGTTCTGGTTATAGTAATTGGTTAGTGTGACACCTGTTGGGGCACCTAGACCATCCCAATCCAATACCAAATCAGTAATTGTGTTTTCATCAAAGGTGTATCCAACTGGCAGTGATGCTTTGTTAAATGTGGTTGTTTTGATGCCAGTGTTGTATTTGTAAGTTCTGCTGGTTGCTCCCCATGAAACTTCTGTTGGAGTAACATCATCCCTAGCAACATAGAGATCACACAAAATCATGTCTGCCACCCATTCACCATAAGTTTTTGTTTCATTGGCACCAACTGCTGTGCCACCAAAGTGGTAAAAAGATTCTTTGAACTGGTTTGGGATTCCAACTGCATCAGCAAATGATGCAATGGCTGTTGTTTTTTGAATGATGTTATCTTTCAAAATGGTTAGCAAAACATTTAGGTCATCTTGTGTTTGGGATGTGGCTTCAATTGTGACTGTGGCAATGTTTGTGTTTGGTGCCAGTTGCACATTGAATGATCTGATTCTTCCAATGAACATTGGTGTGTTTTTGCCATAAACGCTGTCATTGTAGGTTTCAGCATTTTTTAGGGTTATCCAAATTGGGGTGCCAATGTAATAGTTTCTGGAAACAGCACTGGTGAAGTTTTTTACAATCATTGAAAGTGTCATGGTTGCCGGAATAGCTTCAGTGAAGATTCCCTGATTCAGGGGGGCACCTTCCCTAATATTTATGGAATTGATTTCAGCATTTTGAATTTGCATGGAACCATCTGTGGCACCTAGTTTTGCACCAGCATCATTTAGGTTTGAAAAATCTAAAACAAAGGAACCTGCCAATGGCACATAAGTCCACAGTTCCCAATCATTTATAGAATAAGTTTGTGATCTGCTGGGCATTAGGCTAACAACTTACTTAGGGGAACGCCCTTTTTGCGGGCTAGTTTTCCTAATTCAGTAACTACTTCATTGGCGTTTATCATTCCATTGATGTAGATGTTTGTTATGTCACCATTTTTAGGAACTTCAACAGCATTGATTTGACCAGGACTAAATGTCTTAAAATCTCCAAAGGCTTTGTAATTGAATTGCTGACCTTGTTTAGTGAATCCTGTTTGATTTTCACTTGTTCTTTTTGCTTCTGGAGCACCATATTTTTTTGTTTTTTCTTCTAATTTCTTTCTTTCTTCTTCTTGATAATTTTCAAACTTTGTCTGCCCTTTTGGTTTTGCACCAGGCATTTTTGAAAGAAATTCTTCTAAGCCCTTGACCATACCAACAACAATGTCAAAAAGGTCTTTGGCTTTGTCATACCAGTCTGCAAACATTGCTGATGCTTCTGGTGAAGTAAACCATGCAAATGTGTCCTGAACCCATTTGGCGATACCATTTAGAGCACTCTGAGCTTCATCTCCCGCTAACCAGTCTGCAATGTTGTTTGCGATTGGTAGGAATGCCTTACCCAATTTTTCTTTGAAATTTTCAATAACTACATTGATTCTTCCAAAGGGATCATTGCGGCCTGAAATTTCTGCAAATCCTGAATAATTTTCTTTTAGGAATTTCATTCTGTCGCCGGATTCTTTTAGACCAGGAACCATTTTGTCAAGGGCGGTTTTATTTCCACCTAAAAATTTAGCCATTGCCTGTGAAACAGCGTTGAGATCTTTTCCAGATTTGGCAGCTATGTCCACAGAAAGTTTCAAAGCCTTCATTCCCTTGACTGGTGACTTTGTAACACCAGCAATGCGAATCAGGGCGGGTCTAAGTTTGTCATCAATCACACCAGTGGCATTAGACATTTTGTCAATCTGATCTTCAATTGACTTGTTTAGAGTGTCATTACCTTTCCAGGTTCTTTTCATCTGTTCAGCCAATAAAGCCTGTGACCTAGTATCATCTGATGCGGCTTTGGTCACATCAACAATGGCATCATAAACACTACCAATAGCACCAACAGCGACACCAGCCCAAAGTGCTTTGACAGTGGTTGAAATAACTTTCATGGATTTGCCAAATCCTTCCAACTGTTTTGCACTTCTTTGCAAGTTTTTATCCCAGTTGGAAATGTTTAGCAGTAGTTCTGCTCTGATTGGCTGTGTCATGAATTCATTCTTTCTAGCACTCTGATGAATGCTTGATGTTCATCCAAAGTTAGATTTCTATAGTCTGTTGGGGTCATGTGCAATTGCAAACACATGAATGCCATTTGATCTAACTTTTCAATTCTTTTGGGTCATCATCATCTGCTAACATTTCTGAAGCTGAATCCATATCCATTTGCAGATAATCTTCAAATTTGACAGATGGGTTTTCCCTTTTTGCAAACACATAGATTAGGGCCGCTAATCGTTTTCCTGTCAAACCTTTTTCTGATAGTTTGTGCAGACTACATTCACTAAGGGTTTCCCAAAGGTCTTGTTCTCCCAAAGTCATTTTTCCTAAATCAATTTGCATTAGTTTTGTTTCCTTTCATATTTGTCTGCAAGTTTTTGCAGTTCATCCAAATAAGTATCCAACACTTTTTGTCTAGCCCGCCGGATTCCCATCTGAAGGAAATATTTACCTTCTATTTTTCCTGCTCTATAGCCATAGTTCAGGGCTGCTGCATAAGGCACTTTGGTTTTTGAACCAACAGTGATCTGAACCTTACGCATGACACGAGATGCTTTTACAGACCTAAGCAACTTACCCGATTTGGAAAATGTTCCAATTTGGGTTCTCACATGTTCAGCAGCTATGTTTGCGGCTTTGAAAGATGCATCCCCAAATTCTTTATTGGATGCACCTAATTCCTTTAGGTGTGCCTGAATGTTTTTCAATCCAGGAATCCTAATTGAATCGCCGGATTTTCCTGACATTTTTTTTTAGGCTACAGCGACAGTCAGACCATAGAACAATTTGGCACCAACATCTAGACCAGTGTTTTTTACACGCAAGGTGATGCTGAATGCA